AGCATTGGAATACCAACTTGTGCCAGCTTCAAAGTAAGGACACGGAAAGCTCCCTTAATCAATTGGGACTTCGTCATGTCACGAACATCTTTGCCTTCAGTAGAGTCTTCAACTTCTTTAGAGGTTGACAACAGACCAAGACTATCTAGTACCATTAGCATTGGAGGACGAGTGTCCTTAGGTGCTTTCTCATACGACTCAATAACCTTCAAGGCATGAGTACGGAACTTCTGAATTGTATCAGGTTCAGCAATGACCACTCGCTTAGGGTCAATGCCACGAGTTGCCATCATGTCACGAGTGACAGCAGCCTCTGTATCATAATAGATCACTCCACCAGTTGGATTGTCTTGTAGGAACTGTTTAACGACGCCTAATACAAAGAACGTCTTACCGGTGGCAGACTCACCTGCAAATGCAGTGATCTTGTTATTAGGAACACCACCGTACAAGCTACCAGACAGAACAGCATTTAGCGCAAACGAACCAGTATCGATGCAACCACTGAACTCAGCAGAAGACTCACCATCTTCCAAAATTGAGGTGTTATCATCCTTGAGATCCTTAACTAACGCTTTTAAAAAATCACTCATCACATTTCCTCATGTTGTATTTGCTTGATATAAAAACCATAAAGTTTATTATATGCTATTCTTACGTTGTGCGGCAACACATCACCCCACTGTTCTAATGATTGTTGAATCTCATTTGCAAGAGCTCGTGACAAACGAATCTCTTCTGCAGTACCTCTGGGATGTGTTTCAAAATCAGTCATTTTATTCTCAATTTTAAATGAAAACTTGTTTGTCTTGCAATCTCTTCAAAAGTGTCTGATACTAAAGTAAGACCATTACGATCAAACATATCAATCCACCACTCTTTGTTATGGAGGGTGACATGATAACCTTCATCTGCAAAATCAGCAATTCCACAAACAAAGTAACCATCCGACTTTAAGTTGTTTTTTAAGTTGTCACAAAAACCTGGGAGCTTGTCTTCAAACAAATGCTCCATCACATCCCAAGCACTTATCACATCAAACTTAAACTTTTCGTTTGTATCTTCATCTATGAAGTGGAACGGTTCAGTAATGTCAGCATTGAATAACCGTTCGGGAATTCTACCCCAACTATTAAGTCCTTGCTTTTTCTGAGCATCTGAACCATCAACACCAAAAGCGTTGTGTTCATTTTTATACATTGCTTCAACAATTGCAGCACCAGCACATCCTAAATCTAGGTAGTTGACTTTTTGATTATTAAAACAATTAACAAAACTATCACTACCGGTATTATCATGGGCTCCACCCTTAGGTTCGGTATAGTCCTTGCTGTAAGATGGGTGGAGGTGGTCTGTATAAAATCTAATCACGTTTTACCTTCGTATATGTTTTTTAATTTTGTTCTGAACAGTTTGATTTTCTTATCACGACCTGGCCAAAGAATGTATTCCTTTTCAGGATTCTTTTCAAGGTTATTAAGAAGAGGAATGATAGCAGCATACAGCTTTGCCAGTCTATCTTCTAATTCTACAGCATTTGTTGTTGTCTCGTCAACAGCTGCCTTAAGTTCGTTCTCATACTTCTTGAGCTCTTCCTCGCTAACAGCCGAAAAGCCAAAGTCGTCGTCTTCATTTAAATCCATCTTAGTCTCCGAAAAAGTCGTCTAACGTGGAACTAGCCTTCTCTGTAGTCCAACCCATCACGTTAACGATTGTTCTAATTGGCTCGACGAATGCTTTGTCGAACTGTGTTTCGTAATCGATATACTTTTCAAGTCCAAACTGCTTGGGCAAGGGTCCTGTTGTAGCAAACACATTTTCGTGTACAGGATTAGGCATTGTAAGGTAAGCGAACTTAATCTTCTCACCTTCGTAGATAGGACTGACAGTATTATCTAGCTTTTTTGCTTTGACTAAGTGATTGTGTACAAGTGCTGCTCTAACGTGGATAGGAACACCAGCCCTCGATGCTTTCTTGTAACCATTCCTAGAATCGTAGTACTTACTCAGACCCCGGACGCTACGTGGAAAAGCAACTTCCTCAAACGGCTTCTTCTTAAATTCGATCCTACTTCTTTCAATGTAGCCAATCAGTTCTTCTTGTGTTCCATTCATAATTACACCAAGAGATTTCTTAATGTAATCACGGCATGCAGAAGGTGTAGAACTCCTTACAGCTTCAATCCCTTGCATCTTTAGTTTGGGTTCGCTATATGCAACACCCTCATTGTTATACACATTCAGGATGTAGTGCTTCTTTGCTGTCCAAATACCTTTGTTAGCAATTGCTTCACGTTTCATCTGCATCTTCTGCTGATAAGCATTGACGTGGATAGCAAGCTCTTCGTAGCACTTGCTAATGAACGGCTCAAACTTTTCCTCACAAGCCTTATCAAGAAAGTTGACAATCTTCTGATGGTCAGTTTGATCTTTGAACACCACATCAACAAGTCTCTCAAACCGGATGTACATCGAGTCAGTATCACAAGCAATTACATAATCTTCACCAGTTGTCTTGAATAGCTTATTCAAGTGCTCGTTCATTTTCTTCTCTACCCAACGGATTGAGAGTTGGCCAGCTTTAGTGATTGACTCTGCAAGGCGAGGATCAAACCAACGGAAGTACACGTTAGACAACGCACCATAAGCACTATTAAGCTGAATCTTCTTTGCAAGCTGCATATTTTGACAACGAGCTACTTCATTTGCAAGTTCTTGAGTTGGAGTCTTTTCGTACAACTTCTTTGCTTCGATCATTCGCTTCTTCCAAGTGGAACGATCGTTGTACATTGTTTCCATCAGCTTAGGTAAGAATCCTTGATAGTCACGATCAAACATACAACCAGTTGGAGTGATTGTAACATTCTGCTCTGTCAGTTGATTACGAATCGATAAGTCGTCAAGAACGTTTTCCTCAATAATCATTCCAATTGAGTCCGTTACTTTGTAATCAACTAAAATACCATCATCATCAAACCGTTCGCTATTTGCAAATCGTCCATACTGTCCGGTCAATGTTTCGGGACTGATGTTGTATTGCATGATCAAGTGAGGATACAAACTGTTCAAGTCAAAGGATACAACCCAGTTGTGTTTACCAACTTGTGGGTCCTTGACGTAAGCACCTTCAATCTGCCGTTGCTTTTCAATTACTTTTGGATTGTCAACTACGATGTTCTTCTCGAGTAGGTAGTTGTGAATGATTGTATCCCACATACGCACAGTCGCAAGAGTATCGATGTAGTTCACTTTGCCATCATATGCAATAGCAAACACTTGCTCGATCAACTTTAACTTCTGATCCAAACGGTAAACAAGGTCTACGTCTCGGATGTTATAGTTCATGTAGTTGCGGAAGTCACCCTTGTAGAACTCATCGAGCGTCTCAAACCCAAGCTCCGTATAATCCAACTTACGCTCACCAAGTTCGATGAACGCAATGTGGTCAAGTTTAAAACTCTCCTGTTGAGAAAATGAAAACTTTTTATACAACGCCATGTAGTCGAGAATTGTAATGCCAACAGGCTGCTCAAGGTTATACGTCTTACCCATGATCTCAAACTCACGTGAGTTCATTATTCCCCAAGGAGACAACTTCTTCACGCTGTAATCCCCAAGCACCCGTCTGATACGGTTAACAATGTACGGCATGTCAAAGAACTCAACGTTCCAGCCAGTAATGATGTCAGGACTAAATTGTTTGGAACACCATACTTGAATGAACTGCTCCAGCATGTGAGCTTCACTCTCACAATAAAAGTACTTGACGTTTGGTAGTTCAGGTTCGTAAGGAAGCAATCCAAACGAAACTACTTGGTCGTTCTTACGGAGTGTGATAGCGGTGATCTGCTTGTTAGCAGTTTCGATATCTGGGAAACCGTCGTCAGAGGCGGTCTCAATATCGATGGTGACTACGGAAATCTTTGAGACGTCATATTGAATCTCACCTTTGTACTTGTCGTTAATGAACGTGTAACCAAAATTAGTAAGACCATGAACAGGGAAGTTGTTAACGTCTTTGTACCTGTTAACATAATCACGAGCCTCACGCATGGACTCAAAGTCAATGCGTTTAACAGGTTGACCTTTTAGGGTCTTGTACGGTGTATTGCTGTCGTGTGAAGGAACGAAGAGGTATGGCTTGTAAGGAATCGATAGTTGGATCTTCTCTCCATCTTCAATTCCTCTAAGCAATACCTCGTTGCCGCGAATGTGGATATTCGTGTAAAAATTCATGTAGCCCCTCGATTAAGAGGCAATTATACTATCAACCAAGTGTTTTTGCAACTACAATCCCCGATCCGTAGATGCGGTTGTAGTTGTTAAGAATATTTAATACAGGATCAAATGTGGTCAGCACATTACTTTTTTCCAATCTAAATGTTTTTTGTTCAGAGTATTGAATCCAAGGAACTAATCCAAGACTCATTTTTTCCGAACTTTCACTTGGAATCATTACAATTTGGGCAGGATCAGTAATGTTAATATTACCCAACACATCAATTTCTACCTTACCGATCAGATCTTGATCAGTAATTAGCTTTACACATTTGATATCACTCATAACAACTTTCTTATATTAATACCATCTCATTAAACTAGGATGGCTTTTTAAATGACGAGCTCTAGCTTCACCAATTTCAATTAACAAGTCAACAATTTTTTTAATGAATTTCATATTAGACCTCTACGCTGAAGTGTTGCTATTCTGCTCTCGAGATCTTTATGATCAACGGAGTCTTTTAAATAATCTTCTATTTCTGATTGGTAAGATGGAGTGAAAGTATTTTTCACCCACGCCCAAAAATTTGATAATTCGTGCATGTTTCTACCCATATGTCTTTTGAACAAAATAATAGCCAGCACCTTGTGGATGCTGGCCGCTTGGATTACAGGTTACGTTCGTCTTCTTCGAGAAGAAGTTCACCCATAGGTCTTGTGGCTTTTTGCTTTTTGGCTCCAGCCTCTTTTACTTCGATTTTCTTTGGTTTCTTGTGATCAGGAATAATTCTTTCCAAAAACACTTGAAGCATACCATTGAACATCTCAGCATTCTTTACTTCAATCTGATCTTCTAATGCAAATGTACGTGTGAATGCACGGTTTGCAATACCTTTAAACAGAAAATGATCTTCTTGCTCAGCATTTAGGACGTTGCCTTTGATAACCATCTTACCATCAGCAAGCTCGATCTCGATATCTTGCTTAGCAAAACCAGCAACAGCCAACTCAATTACATAAGTTGTGTCCCCAGTTTTCTTGATGTTGTAAGGTGGATAGTTAGGAATATTCTTTGTCACATCATCATGAAGTCTAGCAAGACGATTGAATTGATCGTCAAATCCAACAAAGAACTTATCCATGTCCTTAAATGCAGGACCAAAAGTGATATTACCTAATGTCATGTTAGGCTCCCTTTTTTGTAGTACCTGTAATTGCATTTGCAAATGTCTGAGAAGTTAAGGTCATAACATCACTTGCAGACTTAGCAATTTGCTTTGTAAAGACACGCTGTGCCTCAACAAAATCAACCAAAGGTTTTTTAAGGGAATCTTCCTGTACCGTTTGTTTGAGGAAGGCGATTTTGGCGTCTTGAATTGAATCGATAGCCATGTTTGCGTAAAACATATAGTTCTCCTATTAAGCGAGTTTAAAATTGCCAACCCTAAAAGGCATTGGCCCGGCTTCTGGTTTATACAGCCCACACCGGATTGCTGCGTTCCCATCCCGAATGAGATAAAGTATTTATATTGTTACAGGAAGATGATCTAGATTATACAGATTAATAATTAAATGGATTCGAGGTTCATCCCCACCATTATACACGCTGTGTGATCTCATATTATCAAATTCATAAACATTACCTTTTTTCCAATTGTACATCTCATTCTCTATAATGTACATTGCTTTCTCGTTGGTTTGAATGGGAATATGAATTCTATGACACAAAGTAAGGAAATTACCTCTGTCTTTATGGCTACCCACGACAGCTTTTGGATGACATCTAGTTAAAAACGCTGCATACTGTTTGAAGTCGTAGTGTTCCTTGAGGATGTTTAGTAATGGCTCAATGACAGGAAAATACTTGTCATAGTGCTTTTGTTCTGATATGTCCATTATTGGATCATCATCACATTTTCCAGAAGCACAAAGTGGAGAGTGAAAAATGGGAATGGAATTTGTGTGGTCCATATTTTCAGCATTGGACCTATAATCACCATCATACCAATCTTCTTCTGATATGGTATTGAGTACATTGTTAATTAGTTCCATAGGAACAGCACAAACTAGTTTTTGATCTACATCCATCTGCATATTAGTCCTCCAATGAAATACTTATACTTCAATTACCTTAGCAGGATCAAATCCTGTATTATCTTCGTGGTCGACATAACCTCGAGGATTACAAACAATACGGGTCGTTCCAATCTCATAATCAAACGCATGGTGAGTATGTCCATGTGTCCAAAGTTTAATCTGAGGATGATCCAAAATGAATTCAGATAGATCGGAACTATAAGCTCCATTCATAATGACTTCTCTTACATAATGTTGTTTAGTCGATAGCTTGCTTGGAGCATGATGGCCAACAACCACAAACTTTCCAGTAGGATTAGCTTCAATCGTCTTGTTGATGAAAGCAAGCATCTCTTTATGCTCTACAACAGAACCCATAGCAGAAAACTTACCTGTACGGGTGTGAAACTTACCGTCAACATCCTTGTAGTGAACAGGCTCACGACTGTCCTCTATAATCCTGTAGTCGTTCATTACACCGCGAATGGTTGCCATAGTCATTGGATCTTCTTTGTTCATATCCGTCCAAAGAGTGCCGCAAATGAAAGTCACATCGTCAATGATTAATGATTCTTTTTCAAGGATATGAAGATTAAACAAGTAACCTAGATTGTACTTCAAATTGTCAAATGTTGTAGCAAAGTCGCCGTGGTAGTGTTCATGGTTACCCATGATATAAATTACATGCTTAAAACGAGCACAGCACTCTTGAAAGAATGTATGAATTGTTGTTGATCTATCAAATCGGTCAAAGACATCCTCATTGTTTACATCCTTGATGTCGGCCGCAACACAAATATCACCAGACAACACAAGGACATCAGCCCCGTGGTTATCTAACGAAATAGGTCCGAACTCTAAATGGATATCACTGGCTAATTGAATTTTCATGATCGATGTGCAAAAAAT